CCAGTATCCTAGGTAGTGGGCGTCTAAGCGAGAGTGGCAACGCCCACTTTTATTTTGTATGATAGAAAGATTTAAAAATATATTTTATGGATTAGACCGTGCACATGGTGTCACTTTAGTTGGTGAATCAAATGGCGATGGTAATAAGATCAAAGGTAAATCGTTTGTTAAACGAGAACCGGTCACAGATGAGTTGTGGCAAAAGCATTTAGATGGTGTTGACAGTTTAGGTATTATACCAATCAATGATGATAACAAATGTAAGTGGGGATGTATTGACATCGACTCTTATGCAGAGTTTGATCACAAACAATTAATAAATAAAATAAAACAATTTCAATTACCATTAGTAGTATGTAGATCAAAGTCTGGTGGTGCTCATGTATTTTTATTTACAGAAGATTATGTATCAGCAGGTTTGATGCAAGATAAATTAAATGAGATTAGATCTGTATTAGGTTATGGTGGATCAGAAGTATTTCCAAAACAAAGAGAATTAAAATCAAAAGATGATACAGGAAACTTTTTAAATTTACCATACTTTAATTGTGGTCAGACAACAAGATACGCCTTTATGGAAGATGGCGAAGCTGCTAGTATAGATGCTTTTTTTGAACTCTACGAAAGACATAAACAACAAGACATCAGCAAAATAGAAATTAAAAGACCAGAGACACCTTACTCCGATGGACCACCATGTATAGAACTGATGGCACAAAATAAAATTGGTGAAGGTGGTAGAAACAATGCATTGTTTCATTATGGTGTATATGCAAAATCTAAATGGCCAGAAAATTGGAAAACAAAAGTAATGATATTCAATGAGTCTGCAATGCAACAACCATTGTCAGATACAGAAGTACAAATAATTATAAAACAACATGATAAAAAAGAGTGGGGTTATAAATGTAATGACCAACCTATGTGTAGTTTGTGTGATAAAAAATTATGTAGATCTAGAAAGTTTGGTATAGGACAAGAAATAATATTTCCTAGTCTAACAGACTTGCAAGTAGTTAACTTAGAAGAACCTTATTATTACATGAATGTAGATGGAGATAGATTGTATCTAGACTCAGCAAAACATTTAGCTAATCAAACTTTATTTCAAGAAGAATGTATAAAACAATTAAGAATAAATCCACCAACACTGAAGACAGGTGATTGGAAAAAAATTACTACTGTACTATTAAGTGGTGCAGAAATTACAGAACCTGCAGAAGGCACAAGCACAAAAGATATATTAAATAATTACTTAGAAGATTATTGTGTAAACAGAATACAAAAAGACGACTACGAAGATTTACGTAATGGTGGTACGTACACTAAAGATGGTTATCACCACTTTGTATTTGATAACTTCTTTAACAACTATCTATCTAGAAAACATTGGAGAGTTCCATATCAAAGAACATCACAGATGTTAAAAGATGATCTAAACTGTACAACTAAACGTGTGGGTAAAACAAAACTATCTGTATTTGCTGTAGCCAGATTTGATAAAAAAATAGAAACATATAAATTAAAAACATTTAAGAAAGAGAATTACTAATGCGTCATGTAATTTATGGTCCTCCAGGTACAGGTAAAACACATACATTACTAGGACACATAGAAAAGTTTCTAGCTAACACACCACCAGATAAGATTGGTTACTTTACATTTAGTAAGAACGCTGCACAAGAAGGTAAACAAAGAGCAGTAGATAAATTTAAATTATCTTATAATGATGTACCATACTTTCAAACTCTACATTCATTTTGTTTTAATCAACTTGGTATAAACAGAAACCAGGTAATGCAACCAAAACATTACAAAGAATTATCAGAGAAGATGCAAATAGAATTAGAAGGTGCAAGACAGGATGAAGACTATGAAGGTATATTTTATTCTCCAGACCCATACATACAGTTAATAAATTTAGCACGATCAAAAGAAATGGACCCAATAAAATTTTATCATTTAAATAACAATTCAAAAATACAATTAAGTAAATTAGAAATTATAGTTGAAGAATTAGAAAACTATAAAGAACAAAATGGTTTGATTGACTTTCCAGATATGTTGGATAAATTTATAGCAAGTGGTGAAGCACCAAGTTTAAGAGTTATGTTTGTAGATGAAGCACAAGATTTAAGTTTAATACAATGGAGATTAGTTAAGAAGATAGAAGAGAAAGCACAAGACTCATACATATCAGGTGATGATGACCAGGCTATATACAGATGGAATGGTGCACACGTTAGTACATTTATAAATTTAGAAGGTGTAAGAACTGTACTAGATCAATCACAAAGGGTTCCACAAAAACCTTTTACACTTGCAAACAAGATAATAAAAAAAGTACACAACAGAGTAGAGAAAGAATGGTTGCCAAAAGAAGAAGAAGGATCTGTTGACTATTGTAGTGATCTTCACGAAGTAGATTTCTCAACAGGTAGATGGTTAGTATTAGCACAAGCTAACTACATGTTAGCAGGTATTGGAAACATATTAGATGAAAAAGAATTATATTGGCAAAGAAGAAACGCTGTACCAAGAGTAAAAAATATTTATGAGATCATACAAAAATGGAATGATTTGCGAAAAGGTATACCTTTACATTATAATGATGTTAAGAAGATTGCTGCAAAGATGACTAAAGATAATTGGGATCCAAAATTATTTAAAACAATAATTAAAGATGGTTTTTATGACATAGATACTTTGAAAGAGAAGTATGGACTTAACACAGAAGCTGAATGGGACGAAGCATTAAATGAAATAGGTGATGAAGATATAAAGAAGATAAAAAAATTAATTAAGTCAGGAGAAAACTTAGATAAAAATCCTAGAATTAGTATATCAACTATACATGGCGTCAAAGGTAATGAACGAGAGAATGTAGTTGTAATAACAGACTTGGCTGGTGCAGCATTTATAGACTATGAAAAAGATCCAGATGATACACATAGATTATTTTATGTTGCATGCACAAGAACAGAGAAGAACTTATATATAATCGAACCACAAACAAAGAAGGCTTATAATCTATGACAAACAAAGAACTATTTAAAAAAGCAACATACGATTCACTAGACAATCAAGTTGGTGGAAAACATTATAAACAAATGAAAATTCAACCCGCAGAGTTTATAAACGAAAACAAATTGCTTTTTGCGGAGGGCAATGCTATAAAATATATCTGTAGACATCAGTCGAAGGGGAAAGAAGAAGACATAAATAAAGCAATACATTATTTAGAAATGATTTTAGAAAGAGACTATTCATGAAACCTGTATTTAAACCACAAACAGAATGGCTACCACCAGAATCTTTTCCGGACTTATCAAAGTACGATGAGATTGCTATTGACTTAGAGACTAAGGACCCAAATTTAAAATCAAAAGGATCTGGTTCGGTTGTTGGTAATGGCAATGTAGTTGGAGTAGCTGTAGCTGTAGAAGGTTGGTCCGGATATTATCCAATCGCACATGAAGGTGGTGGTAACATGGATAAGAATATGGTTATTAAATGGTTTACCGAGGTACTAAAAACACCTGCAATTAAGATATTTCACAACGCAATGTACGATGTGTGTTGGATTAGGGCTATGGGCCTTAAAATAGAAGGTAGAATAGTAGATACCATGATTGCTGGCTCTCTCGTGGACGAGAATCGCTTTCGATATGATTTAGGTAGTTTGGGTCGTGATTACGTTGGAATCGGTAAAAACGAGGCTGTATTAAAGGAAACTGCAGCGCATTGGGGCATCGATCACAAGGCAGAGATGTATAAGCTACCTGCAATGTATGTTGGTGAGTATGCCGAGCAAGATGCAGTGTTGACTCTAAAATTATGGCAAGAGATGAAGAAACAAATTGAACATGAAGATGTACAATCTATCTTTGATCTTGAAACAGAACTATTTCCATGTCTTGTTGACATGAGATTCTTAGGTGTACGTGTAGATGTAGATGCAGCACACAAATTAAAAAAAGAATTAGTAACAGAAGAAGAGAAATGTTTACAGTTAGTAAAAAAAGAAACAGGTATTGATGTACAGATTTGGGCGGCACGAAGTATAGAACAGGTTTTCAAAAAAAGAAAACTGCCTTACGAGTTAACAGCCAAAACAGGTGCACCATCTTTCACCAAAAATTTTTTGCAAATTCAAACGGATCCGATTGTAAAAGCTATTGCACATGCAAGAGAGATAAATAAATCTCACACAACTTTTATAGATACAATATTAAAACACTCACACAAAGGTCGTATCCATGCAGAGATCAATCAAATTAGATCCGATCAAGGTGGGACTGTGACTGGTAGATTTAGTTACAACAATCCAAACTTACAACAGATACCAGCACGGAACAAGGAACTTGGACCACGGATCAGATCATTGTTTATTCCTGAAGAAGGACACACCTGGGGTTGCTTTGACTACTCACAACAAGAACCTAGATTAGTTACACACTACGCAAGTCTTGATGATCTCTATAAAGTAAATGAAGTTGTTGATGCATACAATGATGAACCTGATACAGACTTTCATAAGATTGTTGCGGACATGGCTAACATACCTAGATCACAAGCTAAGACAATTAATCTTGGTTTGTTTTATGGTATGGGTAAAAATAAATTACAGGCAGAGCTGGGTGTATCAAAAGAAAATGCTGATGATTTATTTAGAACGTACCATGACAAAGTCCCTTTCGTTAAGATGTTAATGGAAAGTGTAATGCGTAGAGCCCAGGACAAAGGTCGAGTTAGAACTTTACTTGGACGTAGATGTAGATTTAATTTGTGGGAGCCTAACCAGTTCGGAATACATAAAGCATTGAATCATGTAGATGCGCTCGCGGAACACGGACCAGGGATCAAGCGTGCCTTTACATACAAAGCATTGAATAAATTGATACAAGGATCAGCAGCTGATATGACTAAAAAAGCTATGGTTGATCTATACAAAGAAGGTATCGTACCGCATATACAAGTACACGATGAACTTGATATATCTGTCGATGGTAATGCAGATAAGATAAAAGATATTATGGAGTCTGCAGTAGAACTAGAAGTACCTAACAAAGTGGACTATGAATCTGGACCAAACTGGGGTACAATAAAATGAGGATAAATTATGGCTTACTTAAATGCAAACATACCAGCAACCTATGCACAAATAAGAAGAGAGTATTTATATGATTGTAAAAAACATCACGGAGAAGTTGAAGACTGCATTGTGTTTGGTCTTAGCGCTCTTACAGGTCGTGCTATATTATTTCATGCTATTATGGAAAACGGTGCAGTATTTTATCGCTTACCAATTAGCGCGTTTATTCAAAAGGGATTTGAACCATCCAGAGTGCCCACAAGACGACTTGATGAACTTCAGCTTTGGAATTGTTTTTCTTATTATCCTTCTGTCCATCGTTGGGATATTTTAGACGGACAAGCCGGTAAGTATATCGGAAAAGATAAAAAATGGCATCCGGGTAAATATTTATTTACCGTTGACTTTGCACATCCAGACAGTAATATACTTGACACTGATCATTCAGAGATTCCGCACGAACATAAGTGCGCTCACATAATTGCCTTAGATGATGGCAATTTTGCAGCACAACCTAACAACAGATGTATATGGGACCTACCTTCTTTCACGGTGAAAGATAGTACTCCTGACTGGAAAGTGCAGACTTCTGAATGGAATGTAGAAGATAGCAGGGCTTGGCGTACTGAAGACACCGACAAGTTCTTCTATGAAATCGAGGAGAAAAAAAAATGATAAGTAAAATTAAAAATATATGGCAAAACAAAAGATC